ACCAGCCGATCGGCCTGGTGATAGTTGTCGACACAAGCCCCGCTGATCTCCAGCTTGTTGACCTTGTTGACGCGATCCTGGTGATCGTAATCGTTTTCGCGTAGCTCGGTCTGCTGGAAGTCTTGGGTCGAGTCCGTGTAGGTGATGGAAAATTGATTGTAGCTGGACTGGCGGCTTCCCAGCGGCCATTTAAACGAGTCCTTGATGATGTTGCTTTGTGCAAGAACGCCGAATGCCTGATCCGCAAACACCCCGTGCACGTGCACAGCCTGCTCTGTCGTCCCGTGCGAGTACGTGAGAGCCTGACCAAGGGTCAGCACGCCCAGCTTGGAGCGCAGCATGACGATGGTGGGATTGCTCTTCGACCAGATCGCCTCAATGTATCGATTGAGCGTGGCGTTGGCATTGATCCTTGCCGTCAACTCTCCTGCTGCCGCGCCGTTGCTCGAGGGGTTGCCAGTGGCATCATATCCGCCCGCCGTGATCGTCACGCCATCCACCGTGACAATGATTGCCGTCCCATTCTCTGCGCTGTCAATCGTCAGGTAATTCCAGGCTTGCGTGGATGCCGACCCTTCGACGAACGTCGGTGAGTACGCTGTCGCGCCCTGCGTCGCGGTCAGCGTGAGAGCATTGCCCGCCGACGAAAACGCGATAGCTTCCACGCTGTGCGTCTCGCTGGTATCCTGACCAGCACCCACAAGCACGTAAAGCTGATTCAGCTGCAGCTTTTGCCACGCCGTCACGTCCTCGACCGCGATCGTTGACGCGCCTGGACTGGTAGCATTGCGCAGATATGATGAGATCGCGGGACGCTCAGACTTGATCTGCAACCGACCATCTGCGCCCGTTACCAGGTATCCTCGGAAGGATGGCAGCAGATGCTTGAAAAGAAAGTCCGATACTTTGATTGGCTCTTTCAGGTGCCAGTTTGAGGTGTACCGTTTGCGGTAGAAGGTCGTGGGAATAATGCTTTGCGGCGGATCTGCTGGATTGTACTCGTTGTAATCTGCGCCAAGTTTTTGTGGTCGATTGGCATCAATGGGGTTCAGCACGTACTTGTAATACGCTGAATCAAGCACGCCCGTTGATCGATATCGCTTCCAGTCTGTGCCTGCTGTACCTTGCGTTTGATCGTACCAAAATTCCTCACACCCTGAATCGTCGCGCAATGGCTCGTTGCAGTGCTCTGCGGTCTCGAAGCTGGTCATGTCATCAATCCATGACTCCTCGTAATTCAGGGCGCGATCTTCTGTGAGCAGATAGCGCACATGCTCCACGGGATTGTCTGACCAGTCGACTGCATCAAACCCAGCTGCGCCTATCGTTGGGATTTTATTCCACAACACCAGACCTGCCAGCGTGGGCGCGGGATCGCCCGTGTCAGGATTATTGCCTTCAATCGTTGCCTCGACATAAGCGCGATGGGAATAATACTCTGTGCCCAATAACTGGCTATCTGTCGCCTGATCGACGTTGTAACCATATTCGCCCAGATGCTCATACTTGGTTTGGAACGTCGTGGCCCAGCCTGCCGTGGTATTGCGGACGTCGGCAAATTGCGTGATCGGCCCTTCACCGGCCACAAAATGCCCGTACAAATATTCACCCGTATCGGCATAGAGCACTGGGGTCAAATCAATCTGAGTGCGCCCAAGTCCTAAGGGTACGCTTTGACCGATCGGGACATTATCCGTTGATGTCCACTGCTTGGTTGCTCGACGTGATCCAAAGACTGCCCCAATGCCCGTTGATCGTGAATTGACGCGAAACGAACCAATGACTGCGCGATAACGAAAGCCTTGAAACGCCTGCTCGTTGCCGTACTCGACGCACTGCGAAAAGCTCTTGTTACACGTTGCCGCCTGATTGTATGTCTGGCCCTTCTGAGCCAACGTCTGTCCGGCCAAGCATTCCGCGCCTTTGAACTTGAGTGGACACTTAAGGTCAAACTTGCTGAACGGGATCTCATTTTCAATCGTGCCCAGATCCTGCTTGGCCGTGATCGTGATAGCCGCGTTATCGACGTCACCCGGCTTCTCACATCGTCCAACAAACAGCACCACCGAATCAGTCGAATATCTGCGGCTGACCGTGCGCACCAATACTCGATAACCCTCGAGCGTGATCATGTTCAGCCAATCGCTGACAGTCCTGTCGACGTTGCTTAGAGTGATATTGACCGAGTTAAATTTCTCGCCCATGTATCGACTAATGTCGCTCCGGCTGATGGCCTGCTGCTCATACTCCCAGCCGTACCAGACCAATCCAGTTGACGCAAAGCGACGCTCAGCATTAGCGGGAATCAGATCGGTTACTGATGGCGGATAAAACTCGAAGAGGTCGACCGGGGCCAAGTCTCGATCTGATGCACGAAGGATCTGATATAGTGTCGGTGAAACTGTCTGCATAATGTCACTCTATCACACAGCTTGTTGAATAATCGTGGCCTGCCTGGACTGCGACCAGTAACGAGTGTGTGGCCCGCGAGTATAGGAGGCATATCGGCAATTCAACACGACTTCATCGGTATGCGGTACCGTCATTGAAAACTTGATGCCGCCGCTGGTCGAGTCATAATGCTGATCCAGCAGAGCCGCTTGTTCGGCCGACAGCCCGTCCCATTCGATTTCAAACATTCGGACAGGTGCGGTCAATCGCGTGTTGCTGACGCTGACCTGGTTGGCAAATCGCTGTGAATACTCGCGCCAATCCGTGACGGTCTCTTGGAAGCGTACCGGGATGGGAGCATTAGCCAACGGTGGCTGTGGCAAAGCTGACGGTGAGGGAAATATCCACGGAGCAGAGCATCCAGATCCAAATGATGGCCCCGGCGCAATCTCACCAGTTCCCACGCCTACACTTGGCCCAGTGATAATCTGGCTCATCACTTCCATGTCATAGCAGGCCAGTGCAACACATGCTTCGATGGGATAGACAGGTGGTGTCAGTGACCGGTAAATCACGCGGTCGCCGATGTGGTAACACAACACACCGCCCAGATTACGGATGGCGATCATTTGCCCATTGGATAGCCAGATCCCGTCTACCCAGTATTTCGGCGTTGACGAGCCTTCGTAGATGTAAACCGAGTTTGCGGGATGCGGTGGCGTGCCTGTCGACCAGGTTTCTGTGGTGATATAGATACAATGCGACCAGTTGACGAAATTCAGCACGCTGTCAATAAACGCAACATCAGCAGAGCATAGACCAAGATACGCTCGACCGTTTGGCATACGCCCGCCCAGCTCAAATGTAATTTCCCAGTCTTCGTCCGCTAAAGTCGCGAACCCGTTAAACGTCGTGGCTACAGCCGTCCCCATTGACATCGCGTTAGGAGCACAAGCATCTGCGCCCGTATTCGCATTCATCACAGTGGAGCCGCTGATCATCGTATTCTGGTAATTGATCCAGGTGGGATTATTGATCGCCATTATGCCAACGCCTCCAATATGACCGACGCTCCATTGCTCCACGCCTTTTCTCGTGCTGGTAGGGTCATAGAAACGTACCGTACTCTGGTATACGTGACCTGATCACGACGATGGTAGAAGTTGAACGTGCTTGATCGGCCCCGCATCGCGTTGTAGTGGTTGCGCAGTTGCGTGATCTCAGCAGCACTCAGGCCCTCATACTCGAGCACCCAGCGACGCGCCCCGCAGGGCTGCACGTTGACCGCGAGACCACCATCTTCGAACTCGTACTGCGTAACCCCGTAATCAATCGGCTGATCCATCAAACGGGCGATATATGGCCCAGAAAACAGCGTGCCGTCAGGGTACGGGATAGAAAGTCCGGGATAGCCAAACTGCACCGTCACCGGGATACCCTGCGGCTCAATCGTGCGCGTCACTGCTGTGATAGAAGGCTGGCCAAACGTGACATTGACGCCCAGCCCGTTGAGCTGCACGATGCGCCCGCGACCAACAACAGGCTCACCAAACGTCACGTTGATCGGCAATCCTGACGGCTGAATGACCGGCAAGCGAGGAGTGCCAAAGTAAAGATTTACTGGCAAACCATTGAGCTGAATGATCGGAATGCGCGGTTGACCAAACGTAACAGTGACCGTGAATCCATTCAAATTGACGGTCTGCGCAGATCCACGAAGAGCAGGCTGACCAAACTCGACCGTCACCGGCAATCCGTTTAGCTTCACAACAGGATTGGTACCCACAAGCGTAGGCTGGCCAAAGGTCGCCGTGACTGCCAGGCCGTTGGGGAGAATCGCTCGAGCATATGTCACCTCGAGCAGGAGCGGAAGATCGTTGCTATTCTCCGCTGATGCAAACGTTGCGTAACTGGCCGTGGTGGGAGAAGTGCCTGATGCGTCGCGACTGTGACG